TTGCGAAGGCTTGGGTAAATGATTTGGCAGAAGGTTGTTTTAACAAACCTCCTAAGATTACAGCATTTGATAATGTTGATGGATATGATGGTATGGTATTTGAAGGTAACATTCAAGTACATTCGATGTGTTCACATCATCACTTGCCTTTCTTTGGTGTAGCTCACGTTGCCTATATCGCTAAGCCTGAAGGTAAGATTATTGGTCTAAGTAAATTAAATCGTACGGTTGAGTTTTATTCACGTAGACCTCAAGTACAAGAAAATCTTACAATGCAGATACACGAACATTTAGATAAAGTATTAGAAGTTCACGGTGGTATTGCAGTAATGGTAAGTGCTAAACATTTATGTGCGTGCCTTCGTGGTGTAAAACATCCTAACTCTGCTATGAAAACATCTAAACTAAGTGGTGCTTTTATTGATGGTGATTATTCAGTAAGACAAGAATTTTATAACTTTATAAAGGATATGAAATAATGCAAACAAACATAATAGTAAAACTACAAGTAGAAGGTACTCATAATTGGCCTGATGCTACTGATGGTGCTGGTGCAGAGATGCACTATTTAGAATATCGTCACAGGCATATGTTTCACATTGATGCTCGTAAAGAAGTTATGCACGATGATAGAGATGTTGAATTTATAATGTTTAAAAGACAAATAAACAGATACTTGAGACAAATGTATTATACTTCTGAATTAGACTTATGTGATTTTGGTTCTCAATCTTGTGAAATGATTGCTGAAGAATTGTATAAGAAATTTGACTTATGTTATTGTGCGGTTTATGAAGATAATGAAAATGGAGCAGAGGTATATTAGTGAAGAAATTTGTTACTTGGGATGAAATGGAAAATCTTGTTGATGAATTATGTGACAAGATACCTGATGGTGTGTATGAAGGCATTTATGCAATACCAAGAGGAGGTCTAATCATAGGTGTTATGATGAGTCATAAATTAGGGTTGCCATTAATTGATAGATTACAAGGTTATTATGGTAAAAAGTTTTTAATCGTTGATGATATAGCAGATACAGGTGGTACTTTGGAAAAAATGAAAGCAGAAATTTATGCTAATGCTCATACAGCAACAATACATTATCATAAACAATCTTCGGTTGAACCTTCTTATTGGGTTGAAGAAAAAGGTGATAGTTGGATTGTTTATCCTTGGGAACAAGATAATTCAGAAGAAATACAGGACTATTTAAAATGAGTAAAATAATATACTTACCCTTAGAACATATAGAACAGAGATATACAAAAGCTCTTGATAGAGACATTACAGAATATCTTGAAAGTAATAATATAGAACATATCAAAATTTATCCCGATATACCTAATCCTGTTACTATTAAAAAAGGTTCTTTTTTAGATGCCGAGTTTACTATAAGATTTAAGGCAGAACAGATTGCTGAAGTAGCACGTTTATATCGTACAGATGAAATCAATTCAGGTGATATCATATGGTCATCAGACTTATGGCATCCTGGACTTCCTGAAAGTATTGCTTATATGAATTACTTTGCTAAGAAAGATGTAAAGTTAAGAGGACTCATTCACGCTGGCTCTTTTACCGATACAGATTTTGTACGTGATTTAGAAAGATGGGCCAAGAACTTTGAAGACAACTTATTTGATATTGCTGACAAGATATTTTGTGGTAGTGAATTTATCAAACAAGACATTATAAAAAAGAGAATGATTCTTCCTGATAAATTAGAAGTCACAGGATTTCCTTTAGATTTAAAAAGATTAGATAAATATCGTAATCAAGAAAAAGAAAACATTGTTCTGTTTAGTGCAAGGAATGTTGATGAAAAACAACCTTGGTTATTTGAACAGATGAAAGAAGAATTACAATACTCTTTAGATACGCCAATTAAGTTCATCAATACACAAGAAAAAAAACTACAAAAAGAGGAATTCTATGAATTAGTAGGTAAGGCTAAGGTAATGGTATCTTTTGCCTTACAAGAAAATTTCGGATATAGTATGTTAGAAGCAGCTTACTTAGGTTGTATGCCTATTGTTCCTAACAGATTAGTATATCCTGAAATGTATTCTAAAGATTGTTTATATGATAACTTTGAAGAGGCTTGTAGAAAGGTAATAAAAGCTATTACAAATCCAAGTGATGAAGATTATTGTAAGAGTACATTTCATAATTGTTTTGAAACATGGTTTAGGAGATAAAATGGATAGATTAGGAAAATTTCTTTACTTCCCATCATTTTCGGCAGGCGAATTTGGTCACGGGTTGTTAAAAAATCACAAGTTCAGAGGCGAACAAACGGTCAGATTTTATAGTGACGAGTTTCCTGAACAATTTAGAACTAAGCAGTTTTTGATTACTGCAGGTGCTAATTTTAGAAGACCGAACTTTAGAGAAGATATGGGTTTTACAAAAGATAATCTTCTACTTGGAGACTCCGGTGGTTATCAGATAGCATCAGGTGCTTTGAAATGGAAGCCTGAATTAAAGCCTCAAATTTTCGAGTGGCTTGAAAACAATACTGATTGGGCTGTTAATCTTGATATTCCTCCGAGACTAAAGATGCAAGGTAAGTTCGGTGAATGTATGGACATTTCAATGGAGAACTTTAAATACTTTTATGAAAATCAAACAGGTAAGACAAAGTTCTTAGGTGTTGTACAGGGTGATGATGACATCTCATATCAGAAATGGTATAATACTGCTAAGGACTTTCACTTTCAAGGTTGGTCTATCGGTGGTGCTTCAGGTAATCCATTTCGTTTTATGAGTGGACTATGTGCCTTGTTAGAAGGTAAGGAACACTTACAAGATAGAAATAAAGTTTTACATATTCTTGGTACTTCAAGAATCAAAGACTTCTTCCTTTTGATTCAGTTACAAAAATCATTAGAAGACGTGGGAAGTAAAATGGTAGTTACAACCGATTCATCAACACCTGATAGGTCTGTTGTTTATGGTATGTACTACACAGGTTTCTCATTGAAGAAGGGTAACTTTGAATATGTAAGTTTACCAAGAGCTAAACATAGACCTGAGATGACAGAACAAATAGAATCCTTAACAAACAAAGGACTTGTAGGAGTTAGTGAGTTTGATAAGTGGGTAGAAAAATATGCTGACATCAATGACATCGCTGAATGGACTTGGGATGGTCAGTTTAGAATGAGACTACACAACTATTATTTATTTTGTGATGCTATCAAAACTATTGAACAGGCAGTTTATCAGATTGATATCATCAAAGAACAAATGATGGACAAAGATATGTGGCAAGTTATTCAATCATTAGATGAGATGATTAAGAGTGATAAGCCAAGAGAAGTTTTTAATCGTAACAAAAGACTCTATGAAAAAATAAGTTCAGTTAAAAAGAGTCTTAATGTATCATCAGAAAAAAGTACTAAATTCTTTTAGGAGGCACAATGAAACTATCAGTTGAACAAATACAAGAGCGTATTCAATATATCAGAAAACAAGTTGACGAGTACAATACAAAGGAACGTGCATCTGCATTACATAAGATGTATGACCACTTTGAAGAACGTATGATGTTAGCACCCGGTTCAAGTATTGACTTTTATCACAATGCTTGGCCAGGAGGATACGCTGACCATATTATGAACATAACCGAAGCAGGTAAAAAGTTATACGAAGTCTATCAAGACTTTGGTATGAAAATGACTTATGGTGTAGAAGAAGTTGTTTTCTGTACTATGCACCATGACTTAGGTAAGTTAGGTAATATGGATGAAGATTACTATATACCTAATGATTCTGAATGGCATAGAATTAATCAAGGTAAAATGTATAAGACAAATCAGAAATTACATTTTATGACCGTTACAGATAGAGCTGTTTATTTGATGAGTCAATTTGATATCAAATATTCTGAACAAGAATATTTAGGTCTTAGACTTGCTGATGGTATGTATGAAGAAGCTAACAAACAATACTATATGAGTTTTGGTGAAGAGAAACATTTAAAAACCAATTTACCTCAGTTAGTACATAACGCAGATATGTTGGCGACACGTATGGAAAAGGAACGTTATATGTATGGCCCTGATGCTAATATACCATATAGTGAAATTATGGAAGTCAAAGAACAATTACCTGGCGGTGGAGTTGAAATTCCTGAGGACAATGAACGTATGGATATCATAGGTCAAAATGGTAATGATGGTATACATTATAAGGATGTTCCAATGAAGAAGAAACCGACAATGAAGAAAGCTTCTAAAGGAGCTCCTAAGAAAACTGCATATTCTGAAAAGTTATTTGAAGACTTGTTTGGAGACAAAAAATGATTGTAGAAATATTATTAGGAATAACTTCTTCACTTTTTTGTGCAAGTGCTTATAGTAACTTTGTACAATTAAGAAGGCAAGAGGCTTTAGAAACTTTAATAGAAGAGGTAATAGATGACTTAGAAAATACTATTGAAGATTTCAATGTTGTAGATTCTTCAGGAGCTTTTGAAGCGTCCGATGAAGTAGGCTCAGTATTTGAAGGTTTAAGAGAATCATTAAAAAGAATAACAAAACACACCGAAAAGGAACTTATTGATGGCTAAAGAAAAAATAGTTAGAAAAAAGATGAAACGTAAGAAGAAAAGTAAAATTTATTTTGGAATGGATTGTCAAAATGCAATTGTCGAATTTAACGGGCTACCGGAAGACGCTAAATTTGATATTGAAAGACAAAAAATTTATCAAAGTAAAATACACGCTCCGTTTGATAAATTAGTTGAAAATATAATTCATACTTTTAAATTTTATTACTTTGATGTAAGTTCAGAAGATGTGAAAAATGAAGTAGTTAGTAGCCTATACATCAACATAGGAAAATATGACCCTGAAAAAGGTAGAGCTTTCAGTTATTTTTCTGTTATGGCTAAAAATTATTTAATTCACAATAATAATAAAAATTATAAAATGTATAAGACTCACGATGAGATAGGTGAATTAGATTTTAAACGAGATGTTGCAACAGAGACAAGTAGAAGAAATATTAAAGAATTTAATTTAGATTTTATGACATCTTTAATTGACTTTTGGGAAAATAATATATTCTCAGTTTTTCGTAGAAACAAGGATATCAGAGTAGCAGATGCTGTTTTATATTTAATGAAGACTCGTGATAATATTGAGAACTTTAACAAAAAAGTTTTATATATATTAATACGTGAAATGAGTGGTTCAAACACTCAACACATAACACGAGTGATAAATGTTATGAAACAGAAAAATGCAGTTATAAAATCTGATTACATAAATAAAGGTTTTTCTTCAACACAAAACACCGGGAGTATATTCTTTTGAGAAAAGTAAAATTTTGTTTAAACGCTATGGTCAAAGATGAAGCGTCCGTTATAGAAAGAATGTTGAAATCTTGCTATAAATATATTGATTATTGGGTTATACAAGATAATGGTTCTACAGATGGTACACAAGACATAATACAGAAATTCTTTGATGAGAAAAAGATACCTGGATTTTTGTATCATACAGAATGGCATTATTTTGGTAAAAATAGAGATGACGTTTTACAAAAGGCTTTAAATGCAGACCACAAGTGTGACTTCATACTAAGAATAGATGCAGATGAGCAATTACAAGTAGACGATGATTTCGATTGGAGTTTCTTTGATGTAAATATGGATGTTGATTCTTTTAATGTTCCTTATGTCAATGGTTCAAATCAAGGTATGCGTACTTGGATATGGAATGCCAATAGACCTTTTTATTTTGCAGATGATAAACGTCACGAAACAATACATATGAAAGATGCTATCCCTACTGATAATTTTCAACGTGTAACAATACCTTCTTCATTTAAACATATATTAACAAATGATGGTAAGACTTGGGAAAATCCAAATAAATATGTTAGTGATGGTTTGACTATGGAACTTGAACACGTTCCTACAGGAACATTATTAGATGATGATTATCACTTTTGGTATTTAGCTAAATCATACTATGATGGTTACAGGTCAGAAGAGTTACCTTTGGGTATACAACATCAAAGAGAATTTGCAAGAAGAGCAATATTTTATTGGACAGAATGGTTAGATAGGAAACACAATTGGAAAAACAATCCAAATCCTGAAACAATAGATGAAAGTGCATATTGTGCTTTAACGTATATGGGTACCTTGTATGGATTCTTAGAAGATACAGAAGCTGAATATCATTGTTACGTATCAGCTGGTCCTTTTGCACCTAAAAGAAATGAACACTTAGTTGAATTATATCATTATTTTGAAAAAGAACAAAATTATGAAAATATGTTTTTCATTACTGATATACTTACAAATAAAGATAGAAATAATCCGTTTCCTGAAAACGTAGTAAATGTTATGCAACATTGTTATCAAAATACAAGTGAATGGCCGTTGTTTTGGAAAACAAAAGCTATGAAATTACTTAATATGGATATAGATGAAAATTTAGAGTTGTTATCTGAAGACTTTAAACAGATGATACAAGATGTATGATTACCTAATTGTTGGTTCAGGTTTTTTCGGTTCTATATGTGCCTATGAATTAAATAAACGTGGCAAGTCCGTTTATGTAATTGATAAACGTGACCATATAGGAGGTAATGTTTATACTGAAGAAAAACACGGTATACACGTACACAAATATGGTCCACATATTTTCCATACTGATTCTAAAAAAGTATGGGATTGGATAAATCAGTTTTGTACTTTTAATAATTTTTCATTTCAACCTGTAGCTACTTTAAATGATAAGATGTATTCTCTACCATTTAATATGTGGACAATGAATCAAGTCTATGGTATAACATCACCTGAAACTTTAGACAATATTGGACTTGGTAATGGTAATGATAAAAAATATGAATCAGTAGAAGATTTTGCGATATCAAAAGTAGGACGTGAAGTATATGAAATATTAATAAAAGGTTACACTACTAAACAATGGGGTAGAGACCCAAGTAAGTTACCTGCGTCTATTATAAAACGTTTACCAATCAGAAAAACATATGATAACAGATACTTCAATGACAAATATCAAGGTATACCAATAGGAGGCTATACACAAATATTTGAAAAACTTTTAAAGGGTATTGATGTATTTAAACCATTTGACTATCTTGAGGACTTAGATTTGCTACCTGAGTATAACGAAGTAATTTATACAGGTCCTATTGACGAGTTCTATCATTGTGAGCATGGTAAACTTGAGTACAGGTCATTGAAATGGGAAGAAGAAGTATTAGATATTGATAATTATCAAGGTACTGCTATGATGAATTATCTTGATGTAAAAGTTCCGTATACCCGAATCATAGAACATAAACATTTTGATTATAAGAAATCGAATAAAACTATAATATCAAAAGAGTATCCTCAATCTAAAGGTGAAGAGTATTATCCTATTTGTGATAAAAAAAATATGGATATGTATAAAAAGTATAAAAATATGCCTAAAATAGATAGACTTCAGAAAAAAGTACACTTTGGAGGTAGGCTTGCCGAGTATAAATACTATGATATGCACCAAGTTATAGGTTCAGCGTTGTCGTTTATAAGAAAATTGTAATTTATTAAGTTTCCTTATATTTATAGTTATAATATAGGGAATCTCTATGTCAAATGACTTCAAAGTGTTTGAGGGTAAATCCTTACAAGATTTGTTTAAGGATATCTACAGCAACTCAACCGACACTAAAAAACAGATAGATGTATTAGTACAAGATGTAATAAAATTTTGTACCGATGCCTCCACGGCTATAGCACTTATTCCTATGTTAAAAGATTATATGGAAGTTCACGTTAAGAATGATGAACAATTAGTCAAACTTGCAGGAATTGTTCAGAAATTAGCAACCGCACAAACTAAGGGTGCTGAAGGTGAATTTGGTCTAAGTGAAAAAGAAAAAGAACAATTATTAGCCAACATAGCTACAGATGTAGCAGAGATTCAAGTTGAGGCTGATAAAATTACCGAAACTATACCGGAAACTATACGTGAGTAATTTTAATGTAGAAAATAGAGGTAGTGGATTTATACGTGCAGGACACGCTTCAGCTCTAATAAATAAAAAGGTTAGAGATAGTAAATCTAAACGAGATATAGAGTATGGTACATCGGGTGTAAAAAATACTCGTACTAATTCAATAAATCAACCTGTTGATAATCTCAAACAAACTTTTGAATCTGAAGCTGGAAGTGGCACTATAAGTGCTTTACCTATTACTCAACACTTTTTATCTATACCCGAATCAATTGAGAAAGTTCCTATATATCACGTAGGAGACCTTTCATATTATGGAAGTCCAATATCTTTATACAATACTCCTAACACCGGTCAGTTAACATTAACAGATAATGAAAAGGCAAACTTTGAAGTTAGGTCAGTAGACACTAAAGCAGGTGATGTTGTTGTTCAAGGTAGATACAAACACGCTCTAAAATTTACACAAGATGTTGACGAGAGAGGAAGTCAAGTATTACTTTCAAATGGTTTCTTATCACGACCTCAATTTTTTAAATTTGTTGACCCACAACGTGCAGCAAATGATAAAAACACACGTATAGGTTATGCTTCAGATATGAACACAAATGGTTCAAGTTTATTTTTATCGAAAGGGACATTTCCTATTTCCTTTAAACTTGGAACTGAAATAGAAATATTAAAAGAAAAAAGTAAACACGTAAATGCTGTTAAGAATTTATATGAAAATAGAATAATGGTAAAGGGCCGAGAACTTTATATGAAACCTAATCCAAGTGGAAATGGTTTACAACCAAATTTAACATCTGATAATATGTTATTAGCAAGTGAAAATATTTTTTTACATACTCCTAATTTTGCTAAAAAAGGAGAAATACAAATGTTATCATCAGGTCATATGAAATTAACGAGTTTATCAAACATAAAATTAACCGTAGGTAATCCTGATGATATGAAAACTGATGACCCTGACTTCGGTAAAATATTTCTTGGCGACCCTTTTAGCGTAAATCCTGCAGTAAAGGGGCAAGATTATACTGATACTATAATGGAAATATTATCAATGGTAGGGGCATTAACAGATACATTGAAAAAACTAAATGGTAAAGGAGAGGCAGGTAGCGCCGAAGTATCTTTTAAACATTTAATGACCGTTTTAGATACGATATCATCCGGTGTATCAGAAATGAAAAATAAAGTAGGAACAGAGAAAAAAGATTTAAGTACCTCTGTATTTGTGCAATAATGGGATTCGGTTCATTTATATTATCAACTTTAAAAAGTCAAATAGAAGACTTGAAAGGTATAACAAGAAATAAATTACCTGAACTTAGAAAAGCTGCGTCTCAAGGAAAAAATGTATTTCCACAATTAGAAAAATTAGAAAAGTTGATAACAACAACAGAAAAAACTTTAGATACTGCATCAAAAACTATAGATACTGCAACAAAAACGGCTGAAGGTATTCAAACAGCTGCTAAGATACAGAAACAAGTTAGTGATAAAAGTCAAGCCGCATCGGCATTAGTTCCTCCTGTAGCAGTTGCCGCATCTGTAGCTAATGATTTATCACAAGTTTTACAATCACAAGTAGCAGAAACTAAACAAGAATTAAATGCAGGTAAAGACGTTATGTTTCCAATGGTTAGAGATACTTTAGATTCTATGAAAAAAGGTATACAAGATGTAAAAGAGACATCGAATAAATCTCAAGAAGCAAGAGGTCAAAAACCATTACAAGACCCTGCTACAGGAAAAAGTGATGACCCTGCTTTATTAGCTGATGAGGATGAATTAGATATGGATAAAATATGGGATGAAGCAGAGTTTGAAGAAATAGAAGATGTAGAAGATGTTTATTATGAAGTAGAACAGATAACACCCGTTGCGGGAGTAAGAGGTTAGGAGTTATTATGAAATCGAATCAATTGAAAAAAATAATAGAAAGATTAGTTAGTGAAGAGGTCAAAAAACAAATTGGCGAGATATTTATTAATGAAATTAAATCTAAAAAGTCTACACCAATTCAAGAGTCGGTTAAGACAGATGAATATCCAACATTAGGTGGTAAAACTTTCGATACAGGCGATATGGCGTCTTTATTAGGATATGGTGATATGAAACCTAATGGAGGCGGTATGACTAATCAAGGTGTTGCAGAGATAGCACAAAAGGCAGGTGTAGCGCAAGTTGACCCTAATGTACAGAAAGCTGTGACGAAAGATTATAGTGAACTTATGAAAAAAATGAATCTTGGTAAAAAATGAGTGTAAGAGACATAGACTTAGACCCTAATAAACTTTTTGGTATAGGATATCCATTAAACTTCAATAGAAGTGATTATGGATTTTTTAAACAAAATGAAAGGTACTATGACCAATTAAAGGATAATATCAGGACTTTATTGTTGACTATAAAAGGTGAACGTCCTAACAATCCAACTTTTGGTACTGACTTGATGAGATTTATATTTGAACAAAATGAACCTGAAATATTATTAAGTAATTCACAAGAAACAATTTCAGAAGCATTAGAAAATCATATGCCTTTTGTTTCTTTAAAAGACATAAGAGTAATACCAACAAATGACCCATATATGTTTAACATAGCTGCGGTATTTGAATCACCATTTACTGAAGAAGTAATTGAATTTGTTACGGATTTTGAATAAGGAGTAACTAATGGCAAAAAAGGTACAAAAAGAAGTAAAATATCTAAATAGAGATTTTGGTGGTTTGAGAAATGATTTAATTGAGTTTGCTAAAACTTATTATCCTAATTCATATAATGATTTCAATGAAGCCTCACCAGGTATGATGTTTATTGAAATGGCCGCATATGTTGGTGATGTTTTATCTTATTATGTAGATAAACAATTTCAAGAAAATTTATTAGCATATGCTCAAGAGTTATCAAATGTTTATGCTATTTCACAAGCAATGGGATATAGACCTCGAGGTGTAGCTCCAAGTTTCGGCACAATTCAGTTGACTCAACAAGTACCTGCTATAGGAGCTGGTACTGAGAATAGACCTGATTTAAGATTTGGTTCAGAAGTTCTTGCTGGTACATCTTTTACAGGAGGGGGTGGTATAAACTTTTCTTTAATTGATGATGTAAATTTTAGAGCAAGTTCATCAAGAGATGATATAGAATTTAGTATTTATCAAACTTCAGGTGGTAGTCCTTTAAATTATTTAATAACTAAAGAAGGTTCAATTGTTTCGGGTCAAGTTGGGCAAGAAGTTATCACATTTGGAGCAGCTGAAAAATATAAAAGAATTAGATTAGCACAACCTGGTATAACTGAAATAGTAAGTGTAACTGATAGTGACGGTAATACATTTCACGAAGTTCCTTTTTTAGCACAAGATACCGTTTTTATAGATGCAGAAAATAACGCTGATAATAGTCCACTTGATTCTGATTTTGCAGATAGTGCACCGTATTTATTAAAATTAAAAAAAGTTTCAAGAAGATTTACAAAGTATTCAAATTCAGATGGTACTTGTGAACTAAGATTTGGAGCAGGAGTTAGTGATAATCCTGATGAGGAAATTATACCAAGTCCTGATGCTGTAGGTTCAAGTTTACCAGGTGGCGTAAGTCAACTTAGTAAAGCCTTTGACCCATCTAATTTTTTAAAGACTAAGGCTTATGGTCTTGCACCTGCCAATACTAATCTAACTATTAAATATCGTTTTGGTGGTGGTATAAAACATAATGTTACATCTAATTCTATTACAACTATTTCTAAAGCAACTTTTGGTCCTAACCCATCTAATTTAAGTGCGGCTATTCTAACTACTGCAAAAGATTCATTGATAGTAAATAATGAAGAAGCTACAACAGGTGCAAAAGGACCTGAGACTATTTTAGAAATAAAACAAAATGCTTTGGCTAATTTGCAATCTCAAGGTAGAATGGTAACTAAACAAGATTATATGATGAGAGCATTATCTATGCCGTCAAAATATGGTAGTATTGCCAAAGTGTACATAGTACAAGATGAACAACTTGAAGAAGAAAAGCCTATAGAAAAAGGAGTAACTCTTGCAGCTGCTAAAAGAAGAAAAAGAAAAAATCGTGTAAGACAATTACCACAGAAAAAAATTCCTAATCCATTAGCGTTAAATTTTTATCTTCTATCGTATAATTCAAATAAAAAATTTGTCAATACTAATGAAGTTGTAAAAAGAAATCTTATTACGTATATGGCACCTTTTAGAATGATGACAGATGCTATAAATGTTAAAGATGCCTTTATTATAAATGTAGGTATAAGATTTAGTATTGTTACACGAACAGGTTTTAACAAACAAGAAGTTTTGATTAGATGTATTGATAGAATTACATCATATTTTAGCCCTGATAATTGGCAAATAAATCAGCCAATTGAGATAGCTGAGTTACAACAAGAGATAGGACTTATTGATGGGGTAGGAACTTTAGTTCCACCTGTTGATGATAATCCTGAGAATAAATTAATTATTTTTAAAAACAAATATAAAGTTAGTGAAGGGTA